CTTCCGGCGGCGGAAATGGCTCGCGACTTGAAACAATACCTGAAAGAACCTAACCGGCTTTTCCGACGTGTTCGCGATGAACACGGACAATTACGTTTATCGCAGGCAGCGAAAAACTACAATCCCGGCGCAGGTGTTTACCGGTCATCTTATAAGAATGCAATGCGTTTGGCTCGCACCGAAGTTAATATGTCGTACCGTACTGCCGACCACGAGCGCTGGCAGCAACTTGACTTTGTAGTCGGAATTGAAATATGCCTTTCAAACAACCATACTTTGAACGGTAGGGCTTTTACCGATATTTGCGATACGCTCGCAGGTAAGTATCCCAAAGATTTTAAGTTTACCGGTTGGCATCCGCAGTGTCGTTGTCATGCTATTTCTATTCTGAAAACACAGGAAGAACTTACAGCAGATACACAAAAGATATTGAACGGCGAGGATACCGATAATGAGAGTGATAATAAAGTGGAAGATGTTCCTGAAAACTTCAAAAGCTGGGTAAAAGATAATCAAGATAGGATTGAAAAAGCAAATAACAGAGGAACACTGCCATATTTTTTGAAGGATAATGCTACCTTTGCCGGAATTTCTGTAAATAAAATAAATGTGACTGGTAGAACTGAATTACTAAAAGCAGCCCTGCAAAAATACAATTCGTATGGAAGCGAGTGGGAAAAGGCTTATTTTGATGAGTTTAATGGGGGATTTAATGTTTATCATAAAGAACACCAATTTGCTACTACTGGCGGAGGCGGAGCCGCTGAAAAAAATGTCGGCAAAATGCTTGCAAAATACAATGGTAAACAGGTAGAATTTTTACCGGAAGGCAGCAATATGTCTGCTGATGTAAAATTTGAAGGCAAGACATGGGAAATAAAATATATTAACAATTCAAATATTAAAACAATTAGAAATTATATAGAGCTGACACGAAGAAAGGGAGCAGACAATGGTATATTCTATTGGGATAACGAAGAAAGGATTGATTTGTTGAGAGCTGCAATACAAAGCGAAACAGGAAAAATGTTCAAGTTGGGCAGGATTGACGAAATGCCTGATATATACTATATAGATAAAAGTGGATTATTGAAATTGCTGTGGAAAAAATAAAGGATTATATTATGTAATATTAAAATTATTTTTTAACTTTGTACCGTAATTCATAGAGCGAATTTGTTCAAGGCAATAATCAGGTTCAAATCCTGAATCGTTCACCGAGATAGATGAGGGGGAAGCACAGGTGGAATCCCTGTTAGGTAAACCCTCACGTTCCCGACCAAGCTTTCAAAGGGTTGTGCGATAACAACCCTTTTTTATTACAAAAAAAAAATGAAAGAACCACACAAAACAATAAACAACTAAGCCAATCCAGAATTCTACTTTAATTCATTGCATATCATATAGTTAAACTTTGTTAAACATGAAAAATAACTTGTTGTATGTTTGCATTACAATCATATTATTACTACCTTTATACCATAATAATAAACTATAAAAGTATAAAGTTATGAAATCCATTGCAACTTTTAGAACTATAAACGAAAATTTAAGCAATAAAAATAGGGCATGGTTAGTGGTAGGTGCTTTAAGTAAACTACAAGGATATAGTAATGGTACACCATATGAGCCAATTGAAGAAGCAAGCAGATATTATTACACTTATTTAGGAATAAATACAGGAAAAACACTAATGGAGCAAATTTTAGAAAATGGTATTTGTTCTCATTATACAGGAGAAATAGTTGTAGATTTAACAGACACTACATTGTTAGTCTGTTGGTCAGCAAGAGCAATAAAAGAATATGACATACAAGAAATATATATTGGTGATTTAGCAAATCAAGAAATTGAAGAATAACAATGGAAACAAATGAAAAGATTATGAAAATCTTAAGGCGATTATCAATTATGCTGAAAGGCATATAGATGATGAATGTGACGAAAAAAGAACGGTCTATTTTTCAAATAGATTTTTTGGACTGTGTAATATATTAAAAGATATTATAAAATGAATTAGTATGGAAACAAAAACATCAAAAGCAGTAGAATTATTCCAAATGGGAAATATAGTAAGCGCTTTGAAAATATTCAGCACCTTCCGGATTGGATTCTGCAATGAAGAAAAAAGAACGCTTGAAATAGCATACGAATCAATGACCGGCAATGAAAAATTCTATCAGAATATCGGTATTGATACAGAAAGAATGAAAGTGAAAGCAAATGAGATTATTAGAGAAAAGTATAACATTTAAAAACAGTAGTAATGGAAACAAAGAATTATGCAAACAGAATTGGTTATTCAGATATTGAACCTTTTGAAATAGTTCGGAGAATAACATATAAACGAATTGAAGTCAGGATGATGGATTCGGTTTTAGATCCTGCATGTAAGAAAGCTCTACAAGATAGCTTTATACCCGGTGGATTTCTTGGTCGAACGGATAACAGCTTGCAACGATGGATTATCACAAGCAATGAAAATAATCCGGTACACGTAGTAAGACTGCATAAAGACGGCTATTATTACGGTGGTTGTGGGAGATTGAGATTGTCGGACACACCGATTAAGCATTGTGATTATAATTTTTAAATCTAAAATAACATGGGAAAGTATGATATTGAAGCGCTAAAAAAAGAAAACAGCTATTACAATTTTGAGCATACTGTTACTCAGTTCGATGTCGACAAAGCCAACATGTATGTAGAGTTAATAGAATCCTCGCGAAACAACAATCGCCCAACGCCGGGAGATATAGTCCAATTCACAACTAAGCACGGAGACTATTATGAAAATGCACACATTGAAACGGTAAATAAAGATGTTTACATCTGCGAGAATGCTTACGTTCCGTTTATTCGTCCGGATAAAAAAGGAGGAATCACTTGTAATACAAGTGGCGGCGCTTGGACGCACATACCGGTTGGGTTAAAGCTAATAGGTAAGCGAAAAAAAGCATTCTGTGATTTGGGGCATTGCGGGGCTTGTGGAAACGGAGCTATAGATTTCAGCGCAGAAGTCAATGTCTGGAAATATTTTGAACCGGAACCATTATATGGAGATTATTCTACAAAATTATGGAGAAAGTTGTATATATCCCATACGGAAGAAAATGAAAGGTATCAGTATTTAGGTGATGGAATTGCATGGAAAAACAAATATAAACTTGACGAATATATTAATAAATACAAAGGTGTTGTTTTTCCCGGACATTATATAAATCAAATTGTAGTTTGGTGTTATCGAGAAAAAACAATTCATGTAGAATTAGAGGAACTTGAAAAAATGAATTTGCCTGAAACGACAATATATCTGAACGGGGAAAGAAAAGCAAAAATGGAAGTTGATGATACAAATAAAATCATTATTCATTATGCAAATTGGTAAAAATTGTTATCTAAATAAAGTAAAATAATATGAGAAATATTGAATTAACAGACGAATATAAAGACAAATGCAAAGAAATCAATGCAAAAAATGGATATGGATTAAACGACACTCAACTTAAAAACCTCATTAAAAAGCATAAAAATGGGAGCGAGTATGATAAAGCATTAATTGAGTATAGGCTTACTGACATCAATTTTCATCATGAAGTTTCATTATTGTATTTAGGCGAATATAATGAACTCAATAGATTGTTTCAAAACTAACTACTTTTTAAAGCATGAAAAATTACATAGAACCGCAAGTTGGCGATATAGCAACATTAAATAATGGGTGCTATGGAGGATACAGAAGAATCGAACTCGTAGAGTATTGGAGTTCTAAATGTAAGTGGGAAGTAGAAATCAAAGGAAGCGGAAAAAGAATTTTTGTTTACGAAGACGAGTTTGATTTAGATTAATTCTCTCTTTTCCATTTTACATATCCGTCTCTTTACAAGACCGAATATTCGGGCTTTAATTTTTTAACAAAGTTTAACTTTATTAATGTTTGCATTACAATCATTATTTGTACTTTTGCAGTAGCTTGTACTGCTAATCATGCCACAAGTGTTTCCATGCGGTTTTTGGTATGTGGCTCTGTCGGTGTGATAGCCCAGAGCCATATTACAAA